TTCCCGCGCGCACACGGCGCGCGGATGGTTTCGATCTCAGATTAAAGGCAGAAGCCGAAGGCCACGCCATTCGCACTGCTCGCGGAGTTGTAGTAGGCGTAGCCGCCGCTGTAGACATAGCAGAAACGCGCGGAGATGCTGCCATACGGAGAGCGGAGCCAGTACCACCATGTACCGTTCCCCGGTCTCTCCTTCACGCGGCTGCGCTCCGTGCTGAGCAGCTCCAGCTGTGTCTCATCTGTGTCCGCCGGTGCCCAGTCCTCCGCTCCTTCCTTGCCGAACATCTCTGTGAACGACGGCAGCCACAGCTTGTCCTCGCTCTCCAGTCGTTCTCCGTCCATGGTCTGCACGATGCGACGCGGCACGATCATCTCCCGCAGCTCATCCGGCAGCATATGGATAATGGTTTTGTTGAGCCACAGCCGCATCTCGCTGTCCCGCCAGCCGCCTTTGCTGGTCACGCGCTTGTTCATCCCGTGTTCGTCCTTCATGCAGTCCTTCAGCAGGAAAATCAGCCCACGCTCCGTGGTTCCCACGGCCTGCACCGTCAGCTCTTCGCCGGTCTTCAGCGTGATGTCCAGCTCATCTCCCACCTGCAGCAGCTCCTGCAGCTTTCCGTCCGCCTGCGCCTTCTTAATGGTGTTCCACTCGATCTCGCTTGTGATGGTCTTTCTGATATTCATGGGGCATCCTCCTGATTATCTGTACCGTTCATCCCACGGTACGAAGTATTTTCCGCACGCCTTCTTCAGGCGCTCGTCCACCTTGCCCTGCGTGAACCATATCTGCTTGTCGGTCTTTGCATCCGCAAGGCACATTTCCGCATAGGTCATAAAGGTCTGGTCGTAGCAGTCGCTCAGCTTCTTCAGCCGCTCTTCGCCCCAGCCGAAGTCTTCGTGCATGGTGATGAGCATCATGTCCTTGCACTGCTGCAGCGTAAAGCGCCGGGTCTTCTCATCCCGAACAGCCTGCTGCGCCGCCAGCTTCTGTAGGTATCCGCTCTGCTTTGCCATCGCTTATCCCTCCAGTGTTTCCTTCAGCGCCAGCAGCTTTTCAATGGTGTCCTCATAGGCCGCCTCCAGCAGCACCGCGCAGTCTGTCATGCCCTCGTTGCCGTATGGGCAGCCCCAGTGTTCCTCGCTGCTGCATACCCGCTTGCCGCAGGCATCCATCAGCTCCACAGTCTGCCGCGCGTCCTTCAGCTCCTTCAGCAGCCCCTGTGCCTTTTGCAGCGTCTCAGGCTCCAGATCGCTGCGCTCGTATTCCCGCAGCTTCTCGTAGCAGCGCCGCTGATCGCATCGTCCATCCTCGCAGAAGCTCCCGCCGGGGATGGAATCGCACTGCGCAATGTCGCAGAAGGAAAGGTCGGTGTCCACTGTCAGCCGTTTCATTTGCCGCACACCGCCGGTCTGCTCTGCAGCTCTCCGCCGCAGGCCGCATAGCCCGCAAGGTCTACCCAGTTGTCGCTCTTGCCGTGTCCTGTGGCAATGCGTGCGATCTTCAGCAGCGCCAGCAGCGCCGCCACATCCTCCGGCACGATGCAAACCTCCGCCGCCGGGTCTCCGACGCATTTTTCTTTGATGTAGGTCTCCCACAGCTCCCCGATCACACGGAAGCTGTCCTCCGGTGTGCCGTAGTCTTCTTCTCTCTGCCCGCACACGCAGACCTCCGCCGCGTGCAGCAATTCGCTTCTCGTCATCATTCGTCCTCCCCGTGCAGCACCGCGATGTTTGCCAGCACGCCGGCATTCGTCCACTCCATGGCCAACAGGATCGCGCTACGCTGGAACTCGCCCGCCAGCGCGCAGAATGCGTCGCCGTTATGGTCTTTCACCGCGCTCCACATATCCTTGTGCACGTCCTTGATGGCCTTCATCCGGCTCTCCACGTTCTCGATGTTTTCCTTCAGCTGCGCCCATGCCTCCCGGTCACTGGCAAATCCGCGTCCGCGTTCTTCCATAATTCCGCTCAGCAGCTCCGCAGAGGTCGCCTGCATGTTGCCCATCAACTTCTGCTGTGCGCTCAGATTATCCATGCTGCACCTCCGCGATCTCCCAGTCCTCCGCCAGCATGTCCGTCTGGCTTGCCAGCCACGGCACGCAGCTGCGCGGTGCATCCGGATTGTTGCTGCGCAGGCCGGTGGTGTCGATGTAGATGTACGGGCTGGTCATCTTGCTGTGCTCATCCGGCACCTGCAGCTTGATGAAAATGCCCTTGCCGTTCCAGCCTCTGCGCCGAACCGGCCAGCCGCAGCGCAGCTTGCTCAGCGCCCAGCCGAAGTCCCGCGTCTCGGTATCCGCCGCCGCGCATTCCATGGTGCGCTCCTCGTCCGTCCTCTTCTGCAGGGTATAGCCCTCCAGCTCCCACAGCCGGTTCTCGATGTGCTGCAAGCACAGTCTCTTGCCCAGCTCAGCGTCGTAGTTGGCCGGGTCTACGCACGCGCTGCTCTCCGTCAGGATGAAGCCGTTGCGCAGCCGCACCGTCACCACCGTGCACTTGCCGAACTCCGTGCGTATCTGCACGTCCGCGCTGTTCAGCAGCAGGTCGATCTCCGCCTGTGTTACCTTGATGTCGCTCATGTTCATTTCCTCCTGTCATTTTGTTTGTATATCGTCCGCCCCCACTGGCAGCGTGGGCAGAGGTATCCGTCCTTTGGTATCGTTTGGCCTTTGGCGATGTTCCATCTTAGCCCGCAGCCACGGCAGGTCTCATACCGCAGCCCCGGTATCTCCCGCGCTTCCCGTTCTCTCATGCGCCTGCCTCCCGGTACAGCTTTGTTCTTCCGCTTTCGATGTGGCAGCGGTTGATGAGCGGCCTTTGCTTTCTTCCGCCATCCAGCATTACCCTGAGATCGTCCGGTGTCCGGATGATCTTTTCCACGGTTGTGACCATCAGCCACTCGTGGCTTTCCGTGGAGCAGTCATATATGACGGTCATGCCCACCTGAAGCTCATCCCATGCAAGCCTCCGCCCGTGTTCCTCTATGTATGCGCCCACGCGCAGCGCAGCGGGGAAGAGGCTCAGCTGTTCCATCCGCTCACTCCTCATACGGGCTTTGCAGGCTCCAGTCCCAAACTTGCCCGCCGTCCCACTCCGTCCGGAAGTGGTTGTGTTTTCCGTCGCCGGTGAAGAAAAGGTATTCCCTCGGTAGCACTCTTCCTACCTCCGTCTCTCCGTCCTTTTCGTCCAGCCACCGTTCGATCACATCCAGCGCCAGCTCCTCCAGCTCCGGCAGCAGCGGATGATCTGCTGCATATCCATGGAACTGGTACGGCTCACCACAGCAATCACGCCCGCCGGTGTCGCATCCCGTGCATCGTCCGCTCGGTTCAGAATGCACCACACCACCGCTGCCCGCTCTGTTGTTCCGCACACCATGGCCTCGCCGTATACGGCCTTGGCGATGTACGCCGCCGTCTCCGTCCATGCGCTCATATCCCGCTCAGGTTCTTCCTGTCGGATGACCGGCTCTGGCATGTACGTCACATAGGTCTGCGTCAGCTTCTCGGCCACCGCCTCGTCCTGCTCAATCGGCTGCGCCGTTGTGCTCAACATCAGCAGGTTGGCCACCACCGCCGCCAGCATCAGCATCGCCGCCGCTGCCGCAAGTGTTCTCTTTCTCATTCCATCCACGCGAACAGCGCCGCCGCGCACATGGATGCAGCCATCATCAGGAAGCCCGCGCTCAGCGCGATGCTGTCCTGCTCCACGCCTCCGCCGATGCCCAGCATCAGCAGGAAGCTCAGCCCCGCCAGCGCACCCCACACGCTCTTCAGCGTCCGGCGCTTGCGCCTATGTACCGTGCGGTATCTCGTTTCCATGTTTTTCCTCCCGTCTAAAACGGCAGTTCACCGTCATCTTCCGTGATCTCGTCGTAGGCATTCCCGGCCTGCTGGTAGATGTCCGCCACCTGCTCCAGCTTCTTCGTGCCGCCGAAGTACAGGTTGGTGGCGTTCAGCTCTGTCTCCTTGCGGGTCTGGTCGTGTTTGTCCTTCCATGTGCGTGTCTGCAGGCGGCCTGTGGCCACCACCATCCGCCCCTTGCCGAAGAACTTGCACAGGAACTCTGCCGTGCCTCGCCATGCCACACAGTCGATAAAGTCCGTGGCACGCTTGCCGTCTTCCCCCGGCTTGCCGTCTCGCTCCACCGCCAGCGTGAAGCTGCACACCGGCGTGCCGGTGCTCGTTCGCCGCAGTTCCGGGTCAGCGGTCAGCCGCCCCATGATGGCCGTGTCATTCAGCATCGCTCTCAACCTTTCTCTCGATGGATTTCATCAGCTTCAAAAAATCAGCCGCCTGCGGATATTCGCCAGTGTCGTCGCGGACAACCTCCGCCAGAAAGCTCTGAAGCTCGCGCCAGCAGGCGGTATAATAAATCTCGTTTCGATCACTCCGCATCCCTTTATCCCCACTTTTCCACGATGTTCTCCGCCGCTTCCTTCGTCAGCCCGATGAAGTCCTCGTCCGTCGTGCCTATCAGGATGGCGTTGCCTACGATGACGTCGTTGAAGAGGTACGCCATGTCTGTGGCCAGCCGGTTCACCGGCATCCCCAGCAGCTTGCCCTCCTCGTTGATGATGAGCGTCAGCCCCACACCCTGCTCATGGCTCCATTCGCCCGCCAGCGCCGTGGGCGCCGTTTCAATATGGCCTTCTACGATCTCCTGCAGCGTCTTCAGGTCTAAGCTGTCGCCGTGGTAGCAGTGCAGCAGTGCCATTTCCTCGTTCTGCCTGATGATGATCGCATATCTCTCCATGCGCTTTTCCTCCTTCACCAGTTCACGCACAATTCCTCGTCCAGAATCTGAAATGTTCCGGTCAGCTTCTCTTCCGTGGGCTGCAGGTCTTCCTCATCCAGATAGTTCCTGCCGAACTCCCGCATGAAGTCCTCCTTCGTCCAGTCCATCCGCTCCATGGCCATCTTCTGGCCGTAGCGGTGCAGCTCGTCCATGGTCTCCCGGCAGCTGTGCACCGCTTTCTCCCCGAAGATGTGGCAGCTTCCGTGGCACAGGTAAACTGTCAGACCGTACTTCTCGCTCTTCTTGCGGTATGCGCCGCCGAAGATGTGGTGCTTGTCCAGCGGCTCCGCCGTCCCGTTCCTGCCGCACAGCCAGCAGCTTCTTCCTGTGTACATCTTTCTGCCTCCTTCAGTTTTCTGCGGCGTGTCTCTTGCAGCGCCCGTCCACGCCTACGCCTTTGAACTTTCCCTTGTTCGCTCTCGCGCGGGCAGCGTCCAGCCGTGCCTTGTCGATGTCGTACTCGAATCTGCCGTTCGCATCCAGCTTGTCGGTCATGCCCCGGTTCAGCTCGCGGTATACGGAAGTCTCGTGCAGTCCCACCGCATCCGCGATATTGCCCACCTTCCAGCCATCTTTGTACAGCCTTGCGATCTCCATGCGCACCTCGTCATCCATGACCTTGTATTTCAATTCAGTGCTCAACCTTCTCACTCCTTCCGCCCGTTTGAGCATAAAAAAATATCGCAAGTCGAACCGTTTATGTTCTTCTTGCGATATATTTTACAGGTTGCCACTTTTTTTGTCTCTTTTGCAGAAAAATTAGAAAAAGA